TACTAGGATCATAGATACCCTTCTTTATACATTCAGTAATGTGATCTCCTAGAGAAGGATGCTCTTTAATCCTACCATAAAGACTTTTTCTTAAACTAAAGAGTAAGAGTCTAGCAGCAACGAACTGGTAGTTAGGATGATCAAGAGATATAAGATCACTAGAAGATTTGATAAGGATCTCTTGTATCTCCGCAGTTGTGATGCCATCATAAAATTGTAATCCTGATTGAATTTCTATTTGACTAGCAGAGACACCTGCAAGATCCTTGCATGCCTCTTCGACCATGACATGCATTTTATTAAGATCAAGAGGTTCGATGCTTCCAGACCTCTTCTTGACCTTAGTTCCGTTACTCATACCTTTTTCCAAGTGTTAAATTTGACTTTTGCTTCTAAGTTTTGATATGTGTTTGATTCTAGCAGAGGCATGATATTATGTCCAGCAAGAACCATATCATTTATGTCTTTTTCCTCAAGATTAGAAGGCCATATCACTACCTTCTCTCCTCTATCAATGGTGTCCTCGATTCTTGTACAAATCTCACGATTGCGTGGCTCGTTATCATAGACCCAAATAGGATCGCTAACACCCCACTTCCTAACATCACCGTCTGCACCGCACATAGCAATGCTATTTGTAACGAATGAACTATCGAAGGGTCCTTCTGTAATATAGACTGGGTTTTGTTCTTTGATTTGATCCAATCCATAAATTTTTGGTGCATCATCATAAAGCATTATAGTAATATATTTTACAGAACTAGGACCTAAACTTCTGCCCTGAAATCCTACCAGTTTTTTCTTATAAAAAAGTGGTATGACTATACGAGGTTCCTCTCTTACATTTGATCCAAATGTCTGTTTCAATGAGTTCGTAAACTCACAAAATTTATCCGCGTAATAGAATTTATTAGAATCAATTTTTCTACTTTCAAGGTATGTACGGCCATGAACATTGTCCTTGCAGAAAGGTAGATTTATCGGTGTATTGAATGTTGGCGATTCAAATTCTAATACTTCTTTTGGTGCAGCAATAGCAGAGGCACCTTTTCTACCTGCAAACCCACCTTTAAACTTCTCCATAACAAATTTTTTATAGAGAGTTGGATCTAATTGCTTAAGAAAATTAGCAAAAGAAAGTGAAGCACCACAGTTATGGCACTTGTAATTTGTATTATTCTTTATTGAATAGAAATATCCTCTTGCTTTATTCTTATGCTTCTGAGAGTCTCCACATATAGGGCAACGAAAATTGTAAAGATCAGTCTTTACTTTTTTAAACTTGTCAAGACGAGCTGATAGAAGACTAATATATTTTGAGTCTATCAGATCCATCAATGCGTACAGTTTCTTCTGATATTATACTTACTTCTTGTGCATTAGTCAAGATGGGCTTAATTACTCTTTGTCCGACTGGACTAACCAAGAAAGATATAACAGCAATAGAACCAGCGATAGTCCACATTTTCTTTTCCATCGTTCTAAGACGGTCATCGACTTTTCTGATGTCTCTTTCGCATCCTTTTTTGATTTCATCTGTTTTTCGAGTTACTTCTCTGTGAACACTATCCACTTTCTCAAATAAAACAGCATCAATTCTATCTTGTTTATCCAGTTTCTCATTATGTACAGCAAGAAGTTGCCCCATCTTTACAGAATTTTCCTGTAAGGTTGAGACTACTTTTTCTAATCTTTCTAGTATAGCAGAATTTACATCCATCTTTTTCTAGACCCTGCACCACCGTACAAATATCGTTTCAAAGGTTTTTTGTCTTTTTTCTTTTTACCGAGACCTTTATCATAACCAGCAACTGGTCCTTTTGCATCTGCTTTAGATCCAAATCCACCACTCTGCCCGACTGCATTGCCGACCATCTCTTCTTTTATAAGTTTAATGATCCTAGCAAGGCGACGATCCATTAGATATCTCGTAATTGTTCTAGACAATAATTATCATCAACAATATTATTTAGTTCAGTGGAGGGGTATTCGGGTATCCTACCAAGATAAGAAAGGAAACTCTTGGTACAAGACCATAGTTCCTTATCCAATTTAAAAAATAGTAAAGGCACTCCTGCATCTCCAAAGACATTAAAAAGGACTATGAAATGATTAAGAATCAGATGAGTTCTTAGCTCTCCACTATTCTTGTATCGTTTCAGTAGTCTCTTAATGTATTTGATTCGTTTTAAATCATCATAAAAATCATCCTCAGTTACTGCCTGAGGATTTTCATAATTTTTTATAGCGAAAAGGAGATAGTTACTATCATTCAGTTCATCAAATCTCATAATAAAATGAAATAATTTATTTATTCGTCAGTAGGATATGCAATACCGTTAGCACCTGTAGAAATACCAGACATAGCAACTAGAGTTTCTGATTTTACTCTTAGTGAACCATGCATATCAATATATGTTTGTACACCAACCCATCCCTGATGTCCTACATGATAGGAACCTGATGTTTCAGTTGATATACCATAAACAAGTGAATCATATTCTGAACGATCCTCTTGATATACACTATCTAGCACTGAACTCTTAGGAAGTTCACTGATATAGTAACTTGTTGTTGCAACTGATGTTGTACTCAACCCTGCGGTTGTATCAATTGTCAATATTCTATCACTGGTTATACCTGTGATTACTGCATCGCCGTAATAAGTACCGACTCCGCCTCTTGCTCCTACTCGAATTACCTGTCCGACAGTCACATCGGATGTAAAGGTAGTACCAGTACCTGTGACGGTTGTACCGTCAACTGCTACTGTACCGAAAGTAGCAATGTTATCATTGTTGCCCCACAGAGCCATGTTTTTACACCCGAACTACAATTTGCTTACAATTATTTATAAACTCAAGAACCTAATAGTGCTTTCTCTAGTGCTTCTACTAGTTGATCATCTACTTTGTTGCCTGATTTAGCAGCTGCTTTCTTAAGAAGTCCAATAACAAACTCCTTGATTTTGCCTTCTAGATCTTCTGGGATCTTGTCTACTGCTTTGTCTATGATATTGATAGCAATAGGTAGTAAAAATTTAGTCATAATTAATGTAATATGCTATTACTATATATCAGTCATATTTTTTCTTACCACCAACTAATCTACCTGATCCTTTTTTATCATAGAATTTGATGCCACGCTTCTTCATATCTGAGTACTGAGCATCTTTCTTTTTCTTGTCTTCTTGTTTCTTTTTCACTCTGTCCCTCGCTGCTTGTGCTGATTTTATGAAGTCTTTATAACTTGTCATCTCTTTTAAAGCTAGTTTGTATCCTGCTTTACTGACACCCCTAACTCTCTTTGCTGTCTTCTCGTATCCTTTATCTGCTTCCTTTCTCTTTCCTGACATACCTTTGATACTAGCATCATTTGCTTTACCTGCAATATCTCTAGCACCTTTTTCGATGTAACTTGCTAATGTAGACTTACTTAGTTCATCAATGTAGTCTTCTTTTGTTACACCTGCCTTTCTTCTTGCAGGTTCAGCAAGTGATTTTATAATCATTTTTGCGTATGCTCGTTTTCCATAAGGATTACTCTTTCTTCCAAGAGGAATCTTCTTATCTTTTTTCATTGCAATCTCATGAATTACTTCTTCTTTATTATAGTTTTTCCATGCAGTAGCATAAGCAATTGATTTCTCATCATCACTTAACTTACCATCTTTTTTATAAGATTTTTTAATGTGCTTTACCATTCTCTCATGCTTTGCAGTGGGTGGTGCTACTTCATTAACACTATGTTTCTTACCTTTCATCAACATACCATCTGGCATTACATGATAACCCTCTGGTATTGGTTTACATTTCTGACTATCATTACAGAAGTATTCTCCTTTACCACATTTTGTAGATTCACTTCTTGTAATTTTTTCATCTTTCTCATTACTTGAAAGATTTTTCTTGAGTTGTTTCTTTGAGATTTTAGGACCACCTATGAGATCTCCATACTCATCTCTGTGTTCTTCTCGCCAGTTGGATAATTTTTTCATTTTTTCTTTGTATCCATAATCTGACCCTTGTACTTTTTCCTAACAATATCTATTGCAGTTACACCTTTACCATGCTCTTTCTCAGCTTGCTTTTGATAAACAGTTTTACCTTTTGATTTTGATCTTTGAGGTGGATACTTGGTCGCATCAGATTTTTTAGGTGAACTAGGATCACCACCTGCCATTGCGATACGATCTTTGATATGATCATATCCTTCTTCTGGAATATATTCTTCTCTCTTATATGCTGGAACCTTTGCTCCTTTTACACCTCTCCTTGCTTTGTGTTCTTCTCTACGCTTCTCAATAGTTTTTCCTCTCTTACCACTGGGATCAAACATACCAGGTTCACCATGACCAGGACCCATTCTTCTATAATTTCTTATAGATGCCTTACCGTAATCAGATCTACCCTTATCTACTTTTGCTTCAGCTAATTTTTTTTTTTTCGTACATTAACCATGTACTCTCTGTTAATGCTGCTTTAGGATTATACGATTCCCCATAACCTTGTTTTCGCATGAATTCTTTGAATGCTGGAGAGTTGATTCCTCTCTTAGGATCTCTCATCCTTGCTGCCTTTGATCTCTTATGATATGGTTTATCAGATTCATCTGGATCTTTCTGTGACTCAGGATTTCTCATTGCACGGTAGTTTTCCTGTGCTATCTCATCTTCATGTGGTATTGTATTACCATCTTTATCTTTCTGATGATGCTCATATTCATCTTTTAAATGATCTGCTGCTACATATAAAGGCTTACCATCTTTGCCTTTCATACCTTTCTTAAAATTCTTGTATGCTGGTGTATTGCCAACCTTGTCTGCATTGGTAACAACCATTTGCTTTTCTGACAACTGTGCAATCTCTTCTTCAATAGTTGGATTGATTGTAATAGTATTCTTTATATTCTTTTCTTTAATTGTTGATTCTTTTTCATCAGAAGTTGTAGCGTCACCAGACTTATACATCTTAGTTGCTTCTTTTCTCTCTTGCAAATCATGAGCAATCTTTTCAGCAACTTCTCTGCGTAATTTTTCAGCAGGAGTTTCCTCTACAATCGGTTCCTCGATTGCGGATTCTGTAAAGACATTCTGAATACTATTCAGTATTAATGTCTTAGCGGTTTCATCAATGTTACTCATCGAAGCTTTCTCAAAGTAGTTTACGCTGTCTTCTTAGAGTTATTTATAAACGACTTAACCTTCTCTAGTGGGGTTAGTTGTTGTACATAGGCACGATATGAGTCTGTACCCACTCCTCTCTTAGATGCAGGAACACCAGAGACAGGTCTTCTAGTTACATATTCACTCAAATCTTTTATCCAAGATTTAAACATTATTCCTTCGTTAGTCACTGCTATGACATAGTTTGCACCTCTGCGAACTATTCTACCAATTAAGCCATGGTTTAAATTTTCTACTAGACTTCCTATGTCAAATAATTTTCTATCAAGATATATTTCTCTTAGCGTATTTCCTGAAAGTTTAGGAGCAATCTGCCACATTTCTACACCTTCAGTCTTGGCAGCAGTACCCATAGATTTTTGTACAGTATTAAATAATTCTCTTGCTACGATACCTTTAGCAGCTTTAGGTAAACCTTTCTTAAATCCTTCAAAATCTCCATCTGCTGCTAACGCTCGTAGTTTGGAAGCAGACATGCCCTCGACACCTTCAGCATCGGGATCCCTTTCCCCTGCGGAAATAACATTAATCGCGTCAAAATTATAGAGTTGCCCATTATATTTGTTTGCGATCCCCTCAAACTCTTTCTGTCTGTCAGCACCAACAACGATATTAATGCTGGAGTACCCTTGTGTGTCGGCTTGTGATAACGCATCGAATATAGTACGGACTGAAGGATCATATACAATATTATTGGTATGATCTGGGAATAATTTTTTCATGAAAAGAACCTTTTCCTCAGTGTCGAGTGGATTCTTTTGCGGATCTACTGAGTGTGATGGATATATTGTGTACTCTCCGTCTTCTGCTGTGTCTGCAATCTTGCTAAGAAGTTTTTCATGACCTGCAGTAGGTGGATTAAATCTTCCAAAACCAATGGTTAATGTACCACGAGTTTTTTCTACTGGTTCTTGTTCTGCTGGTTCTTCTTCTGGTTGTGCTTGTGGCACAGCAGGTGGACCTTGATCAGGAACAACACCACGAGCAGCCATACCTGGTCTAGTAGGATCAGTTTCTTGTGCTGGTTTGCGACCACTATTAAAAACTAATTCACCATCTATGGTACGACCTACAATTCTACCGTTAGGATCTAACCAAGCACCATGACCATCCCCAGTCAAACCAAGCTTTGATGCTTGCTTTGCTGCGTTAGTCTGAGCTTCAGTTAAAAATTGAGCAAAATTCTTCATGCTATTGAGCAAACACCCTTCTAGTATCCTCTGCAATTTTATTTATATTGAATGATATAGTCATACGAAGATTTTTGGTATTATTTTTATTAACAAAATGTTTTAAATGTGATGGAAAAATTATTAAGTCTCCTTCTACAACATCAAATTGATCACTCTCTTTTAAATGATGGTTCTTTTGAACATCCATAAAATTATCATCAAACATAAAAGAATATACATCCATCTGAGGATTTAGAAATACTGTAGGACTATGAACCTTAGAATCATAACAAATATAATGCACTGCAGAAAAAAATCCTGGTAAATGAGAGTGAGGTTCTTGGAAATGAGATTCTTCATAAGCATTCATCCAGATCTCATCGATAAATGGTCTATGTTTTAAACCAATATCCTCCTTAAATTGTCGTAAAACAGTATTATAATACTCTTTCAAATGTTTAGGGAAGGCACTATCGTATTCAGTTCTTACATTACAATTCCATCCACTAGGAGTTTCGTTAACAGAATGATCCTTGTATGAATTATATCTATCAAGCATATATGCTTTCAAGTCTGTAACATCTAGATTGTATTTGTAAATTCTAGTCGGAAAAATATCATGATAAGACATATAATTTCACTTAGCACCACGATATAATAATTTTAGCATAGTATACGCACCAAGTTTACCTTTTTGTTTCTGTTCTCTATATTCTGAGTCACTTCTTATTGTCATTAGTAGTGTTATTTTGTGGTTATTATCTCCCATTAAATCAATAAACCACTCTTGAACAGAATTTATCTTCAAGTATGCTTTAACTTTACTAACTGCAGGGAGAAAATCTTTTACAGATGCTAGTTGAGCTTCTGCTTTTATACCAACTGCTTTGACTAATACTAGAGGTACCTCTGCATTATCTTTTGGTAGATTAAACTCTTCCATTATCCATCGCTTAGTTAAGTTTAAACCATAAGTATTGCTATTAATCATTGAGATAAATTTATTTCTACAAACTAGATTCATCTCTTTATATAATTCCTCGAACATCCTATTTTGATACTTAAACATCAATAAAACTTTCTCTTTTAGTATAGGATGAGGGGTTTGTCTGTTAGTTGTTAAGGTTAAGTAGTTTTGTTTAGTAACTTCTTTAGGAAGATTAGGAACTTTAGAGTATACTTTGTCCCATAACTCATCTTTTAATTGTGGTAATGCTTTTGGAAAGTAATCCATAAAACATGGTTTTCTAAGACTAGAACCAACATAGGAATTCATCTTTGGTTCTTTAGATTTCTCAGTTCCTGCTTTTAAACTAACTCCTAAAATTTTTGGAAGAGTTGTTTTGTCTTTAAAATATACAAATATATCTCCTGCATGATTCTCAGGAACTCCTTGTGGTTTTTCTCTGTATCCCCAGACAACTTTATCAATTAATCTTTGATGACTATATTCATCTAACCATTTTTTTATTCCAACAGCATTTTCTAACTTAGTAGTTCTCATTGATGGTCTAATACTTTCCATCATTGTTATATACTTTTCAGCAGATTTAATATTACTATCATTCACAAAAGATTTCTTAGCATTCTGAGAAGTCAACTTTGCTTCAGTAATAAAATCCTGCATCTCCTCAGCAGTAGTAATTTTTTTCTTACTATTGAAGGCGATTGCAGGAAATAATTCTGTTATTGTTGAGTTGACGGTAGTTTGTTCGCCACCTTGTAAGTAAGTGGGCATTTTTCCTAATACTTTCTAAGTATTTAGAGGTCGTCTATCCGTCTGTTCTCTGAAAAATATGAATCAAAGTGTCCATCAGGATATCTAGCAGACAATTTATCGATGTTTTGTCCTATGATTTCATCAAGAGATACATCTAATGCCATACATGCTTGAGCAACATACCATAATACATCACCAAGTTCTACCTTTAGATGATTGATACTTGCTGCATCATAAGGTTTACCTTGGAATGCAATCTTCTTAACGATCTCTAAAAATTCACCACCTTCAGCACTAATACCGATACCAGCAGTTAATAAACGCTCAATTTTACATCCTTCTGCTTGTAATTGTGCAGTGCGAGCAATAAATTGTGATGCAATTTTAGACTCATCACTAGTAACAGCGTCTACAAAGTTAGTATATTCTGTCCACTTAGCATTGGTTTTTGTTGTTGTTACTGCGTCAGGAGTAATAGTTACCTTTGCTTTTGTTTGTGCAAATGGTTTTGGTGGAGTTGCTTTAGGCACAGGGTTTGTAGGATTAGCAATACTTCCTATCTGTGGACCAGTAGGGTCGTTAGGATCATCTTTCCATCCTTGTACCTCTGCATCTTCTGGTTCCGCTTCCCAAAATTCTTTTGGTCTTGGTTTTCTTGGAGGGGTTGCTACTGGTTTCTGACCTTGTGTAAAATCGTTGTCAGAAATAGCACTAGAATGTGTTGGCATGACTATAAGGGTCTTGTATGTTCGGGATTATAATTATGTAGCGTCGTTAGTCTAAAGAAATCCCAAGACGCTTTGACAAATTCAAGATCTCCGTCAGGAAAATCCAGATCCTCTGGTAGTATACCATAAAAAACTGTCAAAGTCAACCTATCAGAAATATTAAACCAATCAGGTTCTATGTATGGGTTGTGTAAATTATAAACGGAGTATGCTGCAAGACTATTGTAAGGCATGGTTACTGCATCTTCGTATTTAAAGTCTTCATAGTCTCTCATTTGAAACCATGATGAAGAAGCAATGTCTGTATGCCTATGTTGAAAATTATTAAAGGCATTTAACTCATCCATATTGAAATCTAACAAACTTTTCTTGTTCATAAAAGACCAAAATCCAGTCTTAACTGCACCATGATTTGTTAAATTTATATTCAACGCAACATTTTGAGTATCCTGTGCTGAATCAGCAGGGTTAGCATCGGTATGAGGATAGCAACAAAGACCCCCACTTTGGCAGAGTGTCATTTTTCCACCAGTTGCAGATGCATACACATCAAAAATTTTAGGTCTAGGAACACCAAATATTTTACCAACTCGTCTTGATAATCTATGAGTAAATTGATAAGAAAGTAATGGAGATACCTCATAAGTCAATCCTGGTCGGATTATCTCATCTCCAATCATGTTTCTAGTTTCCCAAAAAGGAAGTGTGTTAGCAAATTCAACTACCTTATCAGGATATTTAAAGACATCCTTAGCAATTAACACAGGTATATCTTGATCTTCTCCTAGGTAATGATATTCAAACTCAAGATTGTTTATCTCACCAACCTCTTCCCAAATTTTATCTGCAGATTTAATCATTAGAATCTTAGTTTAGCAAATTTATCAGAGGTGCTATCCTCTTTAAGTTTTTCTAGAACTTCTTGATTAGCATCTACTAATTCACCATTATTATCTTGCTCACAATCAAACAATCTCATCTTAGCACGATCAATTCCTACAAGGAATCTCTTGTTAAGAGTAGGATCATTGTATCTATTCTTTAATTGCTTAACCATTATCTGATTAACTAGTTCCAATTCCTCAGTAGAAATGAGAGCGAACATAAGATCAGCAGTAGCAGGGAGTCCGAAAGACTCAGATGTGTCGGTAATGTCAACATCGCTAGAACCAAAACCAGCACGAGTAGTTTGAGTAGCACTGACAATCGGTACATTTGTTTCGACTGCCAAACCTCTAAGTTCTTCAGCAATTGCTTTAATATATGAATACGAATTAACACCTATTGTTCCTCTGTATCTGGATGAAGCACATATGTTTAGGTAATCTACAAATATTATATCAGGTCTAAATGATTTCTTCAACGCTAGTTCATTAAGTAACGCTTTAAAATGACCAGAATGTGCAGATGCAGTAGGATATTCTTTAATAATAAGTTGTCCTTGTGTTCTTCCTGCTAACTTAGTTACTTTATTTTCAAATAATACACGAGGAAGGTCAGTAATATCTTTTATATTAACATCTAATAGGTTAGCATCTATTCTTTCCGCAATCTTTTCTTCTGCCATCTCTAAGGTTATGTAAAGAACATTCTTACCTTGTAATAAACAACTACTAGCAAAATGACACATAAACAAAGACTTACCCACACCAGTACCTGCGAGAGCAACATTAAGAGTTTTGTTAGGGAGACCACCCTTTGTGATACGATTAAAGAATTCTAAGTCAAAAGGAATCTTTTCATCCTTTTTATGATATGATTCGTATCTTGCTTCATAGTCTTCGAGGTAATCATGACCTATATGATTATCGAAAGAAACAGCCAGAGCGTCAGAGAGAATGCTAGGAATAGCATCCCTTCCTTTTTTGTCATC